TTGGAGATTAAAATGGGTTTAGCATCACACTTAGGTCCTTGGAGACTTGGAACCGTACTTAACACTACTGGCACAACTGCTGGTACTATCCGTAACATGGGCGCAACTATTGTTGCTCAAAAAGCGGCTATCGCTTACGGCACTACTTCAGGTACAGCTTTTGTAATCCCTGCAGGTGCAACAATCACTGGTATTGCTTTATATTCATCAACGGCGTTTACGGGTACTGCCCCTACACTTACTGTGTCTGTTGCGGGTACTGCTGTTACTACCGCAAATACGCTGACTTCTGGTACTGCATTTAATGGCTCTTTAACTCTAGCTCAAACTGCTGGTGCAGCATCTCTCTTATCTAATGTAGGGACTACGGATGCGTCAGTAACCTATTCAATTGGCGGTTCTGCATTATCAGCCGGTGTAGGCGTCATCGTTGTATCGTACATGGTGAATTTATCTGACGGTACATACAACCCAACTGCGTATACCGCATAATTAATATTTAGGGGGTCAGAGTTGAGCGACCTTGACCTTAAATGAGAGCGCAATTTCCGCCCTATCTTTTTAAATAGGAGATTAATTATGAGTATGCAATATGATGTCAAGAGTGCGCACGCGAGTGTTGCTGGTAGTTTATACGGTAGTCGAGTCCGTCTTAAAGGTTTTGTAGTAACCCCAGCAGCTAGTACAGCGTCTACAATTACCTTTAAAGATGGAAGTTCGTCAGGAACTGCCCTATGTGAAATAGACATACCTTCTAACACAAATCCAATCCCGTTTTATGTAGCTATTCCTCAAGAAGGTATTTTATTTCAAGATGGGATTTATATGGCTCTTAGCGCGGCTGTAACCGGCGTGACTATCTTCTACGGGTGAGCCATGATGGACGACCAAATTAAACTTGCTGTTCATGAAAATGAGATTAAACACTTGCAAACTGATATGGATAAGTTGGTTAAAGATATGGAAGAGCTTAAAGCTTCCGTTGCTGAAATAGGTAAAACCCTTTCAGAAGCTAAGGGCGGATGGCAAGTTTTAATGGTTATGGGTGGGCTAGGTGCAGCGTTTGGTAGCGTTATTGGTTGGGCACTTGAACATTTCTCAGGTAAATAATATGGCAAAGAAAGCTCCTGTATTAGCAGTAGGTAGAGGTGAGAAGCTTCCCGTCTCTAAGGGCGCAGGTCTTACAGCCAAAGGTCGTGCAAAGTATAATGCGGCTACTGGCTCTAATTTAAAAGCACCAGCACCAAACCCTAAAACCAAGAAAGATGCGGGAAGACGTAAGTCTTTCTGTGCACGTATGAGTGGTATGCCAGGTCCTATGAAAGATGAGAATGGTAAACCTACACGTAAAGCAGCATCTCTAAAACGGTGGAACTGCGGTGCCTAGTACAAGTAAGAAACAACGTAATTTCATGGCTGCCGCCGCTCACAACCCAAGCTTTGCAAAGAAAGCGGGTATACCAGTAAGTGTAGCTAAAGAATTTAATCAGGCCGATAAAGGCAAAAAATTTAAAGAAGGTGGTAATGTGGCTAATTTAAAAAAGCTGTTTAAAGGTAAAGAAACTTATAGCGAAGAGCTTAAAGAAGGCAAAGCTATTAAGTCTGGTAAACTCACTCCTCAGCAATATGCTAAAGGTGAAAAGATGGAAGACTCTAAAAAGATGAAAGATGGCGGTAAGTGCATGGCTAAAGGCGGTGTTACTCGTGGTGATGGTTGTGTAACCAAAGGCCATACAAAAGGTAAACAAATGGCTATGGGCGGTAAATGCTATGCTAAAGGTGGTGTTACTCGTGCAGACGGTGTCGCATCTAAAGGTCATACTAAAGGTAAAATGGTTTAAGGAACTCTTATGAAAAACAATAGAAAAAGATTACGCATCTTAAACGCAGTTAAAGCTCCTAAACGTAAACAATGGCGTGAAGGTTAGGTGATATTATGGCTAATGCAGCTAATACGAGAAACGTAAGAAACTCTAAGTCGCGTCAATACGCGCAAGACCGCAATAAGTTTGGTGGTAGTTCTGCGCCTAAAAAAGACTCTCCTAACTATGCAGATAAATCAATGCGTTCATCAGCAGATTCAAGTGGTCAACCTAAAGGGTATTCTTCTGAACCAGCACCAAAAACTAAACCCTTTACTCGTACGCTAGAAACAGCAGACGCAGGTGGAAAGTACCCAGTTAAACCTAGTTCACCTAAAGTAGCTTCTGCTGGTGGAAGTAACATTATTAAACGCCCTTCTTCTGGATTAGCTACTAAAGCTGGAAAACTAGTTTTTGCTGGCGCAGATGCTGCAAAGTCAGGTAGGTTAGGTAGAACTGCTCAAATTATAGCCGGTGCGTTAGACCCTTCTGAATTAGGTGACGCGTCTCTGTCTAATGAAGCATCAGCACAAGCGGTTAAGGGCGGAGCATTTAAACAAGATTCTGAACCTAAGTCAAAAGCAACAACACCCGATGTAGCGTTTAAATCGGAAGGCACTTCTCCGAAAACAGACTATAAACCGCTTAAAGATATGGTATCTGTAAAAGAAACACCAGCAGCAAGTAAACCTGCATTAAAGTCAGGTACTAGTAAGCCTAAAGGTCCTACTGAAGGTGACCGCGCTAGAGCAGCTCTTAAAGAGTTTAAAGCTTGGAATGATTCTCGTGCACCGTTAGATTCAGATTCTACTAAAGCAGAAGACATGAACACGCAAGGTAAGATTGAAGCTACTGAAGACCTCCCTGCAAACGGTATGAAAAAAGGCGGTATGACTAAGCGTCCACCTAAACCTGCTAAGAAAGTACCACCTAGAAAGTTTGCATCGGGCGGTAGTACATCACGTACATCGGCTTCTAAACGCGGTGATGGGTGTGCAACTAAGGGTCACACTAAAGGAGTATATCGGTGAGACCTTGCAGAGGTATGGGTGCTGTAAACCCTAAGAAGCTCCCTGGACGAAAAGGTAAAAAGAAATGAATCATTATGCCTATATACATTGTAAACCAGATAATACGCCATTTTATGTTGGTAAAGGTACGCGTTTAAGATATAAGTTAAATCAAAAACGTAATGAGTATCATGGTCGTATAGTGGCTAAATATGGTGCGCAAAATATAGGCATAGGTATTATTGAATGTTCTACTAGCAAAATTGCTTTATCGTTAGAAGTGGGTTTAATTAAATGTCTAAAAAGAATGGGCGTACCATTAGCTAATTTGACGGAAGGTGGTGAAGGTACAGTAGGCAGACCTATTACAGATTATGCTAAACAATGTATTTCTCAAGCAAATAGAGTGCGGGTAGTTTCTGATGAATCTCGTAAAAAAATAGGAGATAGACTTCGAAATACTACTAGGCCCGAACACTCTGATATAATGAAATCTAAACAGCTGTGGGTAGGAGATAAAAATCCTTTTTATGGGTGCGGAGAACGGCAGGTTGGAGATAAAAATCATATGGCTAAAGCTGTCATTGGAACTCACCCAACTAAAGGTATTATGGAATGGACTACTGTAAAAGCTGCAGCGGATTATCTAGGCGTATCAGATTCAGCAATATGCCAAGCACTTAAGAAATGCGGTAAATCAAAAGGATGGGCAATGGAGTATAAAGTATGACAACTTCAGGAACAGCAAGTTTTAACCTTGACTTAGCCGAAATAGTAGAAGAAGCTTTTGAAAGATGTGGTCAGGAATTAAGGTCTGGTTATGATATGCGTACAGCTAGACGCTCGCTCAATCTTCTAACCATAGAATTTGCTAATCGTGGTATCAATTTATGGACGATTGAAGAGGGTACAATTCCGCTAGTTCAAGGTCAAATTGTGTACAGCTTACCCGATGATACCATTGATTTACTAGACCATGTAGTGCGTACGGGTACAGGACAAAACCAAGTTGATATTAATATTAACCGTATTTCGGGTTCAACTTACTCTACGATTCCTAATAAGAACGCGCAGGGCAGACCGATTCAAGTATGGATAAACCGTCAAACTGGTGCAACTTACCCTGACGCAGCAGTAACCACTAGCAGAAAACCTCAGATTAATGTGTGGCCAACGCCAGACCAAGGTTCATTAGAATCGCCGTACTACACCCTTGTTTACTGGCGCTTACGTAGATTAGAGAATGCTGGCGATGCTGTTAATACTCAAGATATCCCATTTCGTTTACTTAACGCTATGGTAGCAGGACTTGCTAGTTATTTAAGTATGAAAATTGCTGGTGTAGACCCTAATCGTATTCAAATGCTTAAAGCAGACTACGAACAGCAATTAGACTTAGCGTTCTCAGAAGATAGAGAGAAGGCAAGTAGCCGCTTTGTTCCTCGGATTATGCACGTTTAATTATGTCAGTTAAATACTCGTCAGGTAAGTGGGCACATGGGTTCTGTGATAGATGCGGACAGCGCTATCAGCTTAAAGAACTTAAAAAGCTAACCATTAAGACTAAGGTAACAAATATACTTGTTTGCCCATCTTGTTTCGATTACGACCACCCACAGTTATTACTTGGCTTATACCCAGTTTATGACCCACAGGCGTTGCGTAATCCGCGCCCTGATACAAGCTATTACCAAGCGGGCTTAAATGGGTTACAATTGACCTTAACGGATAACGGTGTACCTACAGACGGGAGTCGTATATTCCAATGGGGTTGGGCACCAGTTGGCGGCTCTTCACAGTACGATGCAGCCCTTACACCTAATTACCTTGTTGCCAAAACTTCTGTTGGCACTGTTACCATCACAACATAGAGAACGATTATGTCAGGCAAAATTAAAACAGAACCAACCCCTAAAGTAGCAGGCTATCCACAAACAGGCATTAAAACGTCTGGTGTTAAAACTCGTGGTAATGGCGCTGCAACGAAAGGAAAAATCGCACGCGGACCGATGGCATAACTATGACGTACGATGAATTGTGTACATCTATTTCAGATTACGTTGAGAATACGTTCTCGACAGAGCAGATTGATGTCTTTATTAAAGAGGCAGAGCAACGCATCTACAATTCAATTCAGCTTCCAGATTTACGCAAAAACGTAGAAGGGATAATAACTGATGGTAATAAATATCTGCAATGCCCTGGAGATTTCCTGTCAGCTTATTCATTAGCGGTAATTGATGCGGATGATAACTATACGTTCCTCTTAAACAAAGATGTTAACTTTATCCGTGAAGCATACCCAAACCCTAATAGTACAGGAACACCTAAGTATTACGCTATTTTTGGTCCACGCTCTGACAATGTTAATGAGTTAACATTTATTTTAGGTCCTACGCCTGATACAGATTATAACGCAGAGCTTCATTATTTCTATTATCCGCCATCTATTACAAGTGTAGAATCTGATGGTATGACGTGGCTTGGGGATAATTTTGATTCTGCTTTGTTATACGGGTCTATTTTAGAAGCTTATACCTATTTAAAAGGTGATGCAGACATCATGACTAATTACCGCCAACGCTACGAAGAAGCAATGAACCTACTCAATACACTGGCTACGGGTAAAGATAGAGGTGATGCATACCGTAACGGTCAAGCAAGGATACCTGTTAGATGATAGTACAAGGCCAA